CAAGGCATTGGTCACAACGTTCCGCGCGCAGCGCGTGCAGATGCTCGCGGCGCTCGGCGTGCGGCGCGAGAAGTGGGCACGGTGGATCCTCACCAAGGACGCCGGCGCGTGGGATCCGAACAGCTTCGAGTTCCCGGCGTTCGAGCTGGGCGCGCTGGCCATGAGCGAGCGCATGACGCCCCTGATCACCGCGCTGTGGGACAAGGCCGGCCAGCAGTTCACCTCAAAGGTCGGGCTGGATCCCGACCGCTGGGAAGTCACCAACCCACACACCGAACGGATGATCCGCGAGGCCTCGCTGGAGTTTTGCAAGGCGACCAATGAGACGACGTCGCTCAATCTGGCGGAGGCACTCGAACGCACGCGTCAGGAGCTGGTCGAAGGCATCGTGCAACGGGGCGAGTCGCTGGAGCGTCTCACGAAGCGCGTGCAGACCATCTTCGACCAGGCCGAGACCTGGCGAGCCCGCCGCATCGCGGCCACCGAGTCGAGCCGCGCGGTTCACTCGGCCCAAGAAGAAGCCGCCAAGCAATCGAACGTCGTCGCCGGCTGGGAGTGGCTACTCAGCGATGACGCGTGTCCCCTGTGTCACACCGTGGCACGCCGCGCGAAGCAAGTGCGACTCGGGCAACCGTTCGCGATCGTGGGCGACCATCCCGTCTACAGCGAGATCCGCTTCCCGCCGCTGCATCCGAGTTGCCAGTGCACGGTGATCGAGGTCCTCAAGCCCGAATACGGCGGCCCTGAGAATCCGCAGTGGGCCGAGACGCTCAAGCAACCAAAACCGACTGAGGAGGATGGCGCGAGGCCTCACGGGAAACCGGCCGCGTCCGTCGCCGGCCGATCCTATAATCAGGATGTGATGAAGGTTTATCGCACATTGGGCGGCCCGAAACCGCCCCGACGCCGGGGAAAGCCCTAGCCGATGTTCATCCTCGCGGAGTGTTTCAAGTGCCGTCACCTCGACCGCTCCGGGCGGACGCGGATGACGTGCGCGGCATTCCCCGAAGGAATACCGGTTCTCATCTCCGGGGGGCGCGTCTTGCACCGCGACGCATACCCGGGTGACCAGGGCATCCGCTTCGAGCCGATCTCGTCGATCAGCGCGCCGACCGCGCCTGCTTCCAACTCCTAAAGACCCGGCCCCCCTCGAGCACCCGAACCCGATGCCCGCCACCAAGAGCGCCCCCAAGGCGCAGCCGTTCCCCCCTGCGCCCAGCTCCAAGCAACTGACGGAGCTGGTCGACTGGCTTGGAACCCGCAAAGAGAAGGCCGAGAAGAAGGCCGCCGAGCTTCGTGAGAAGAAGAAGCTGCTCGACGCCGACATCCGCGCCGCCGATCGTGAGGTCGAAGAGATCAAGGCCTACTGCCTGAAGCAGCTCGACCGCCTCCAGTTGAGTGAGGTCGAGGGCGAGAAGTGGCACGCCTGGGTCTGCGACAACACGCGCCCCACGTTCGAGCACGAATGCCCGGCCTCCGTCCTCCCCGAGGAGTTCCGCAGCATCAGCTACAAGCTCAACGACGCGGCGGCGCTCCGAGCCTATGCGGAGGGCACGCTGCCCCCCGAGCTCCAGGCCAAGGTCGGCCGCTATGTCAGGCTGGACCTCCGATGACTGTTAAAGAACGGCGACTGAGCTGCTCGATCAAGGCCGTCGACGATGCCGCCGGCACGGTGACTTTGTATGCGGCGATCTTCGGCAACGTCGATCGCGCCGACGAGGTGATCGTCCCGGGCGCGTTCAAGAACCTCGACGAGTTCGTGCGCGACGGCTTCCTCGCGGTCAACCACGACTGGCGCAGCCTGCCCGTGGCGACGATCGAGACGGCCATCCAGGACGACAGGGGCCTGTTGCTCACCGCGCGCTGGCACACGACAGCCGAGGCCCAGGCCTGCCGCCAGACGGTCAAGGAACGCCTCGACCGCGGCAAGGCCGTGAAGTGTTCGATCGGCTACCGGGAGCTGGAAACCTCGAACGAGCTTCGCGACGGCCAGCCGGTGCGCATGCTGCGGGCACTGGAGATCTACGAGGCCTCCATCGTCAATGTGCCGTGCAACGCCGCCGCCGGTGTCACGGCGGTCAAGGGCGTGCGCCCCTGGTGGCGACAGTACGAGCAGGCGGTGGCCGCGCTTAAGGAAGGTCGCACGCTGTCCTCCCGGAACCGCGACCGGCTGATGGGCATGTGCACGCGTCTGCGTGAGGCGGCCGACGATCTGGCCGCGCTCCTCGACGAGACCGACCCAAGCCCCGCCCCCGCTGGCGAAGACCCAACCAAAAGGGTCGTGGGCGACGCGGCGCGCAAGATCGCGCTCCGCATCCGAGCCCTCAAAGGCCGCGCCGCTCGCGGCCTCTGAATCGACCGTCAGACCGACCGAAAACCGCGCGGGTGTGTCCGCGCGGACCGTTCCCCCCTGCGCTCCGCGAGGTACGCGAGAAAGAGAACCATGAGCGAGAAGCTAAAGACCCTCCAGGCCTCGTGGCAGCAAAAGCACGACGAGGCGAACGTGATCATCAGCAAGGAAAACGCCACCGGCGAGGAGCTCGCCAAAGCCGAGAAGCTCTTCGATGAGCGAGACGCGATCGGCAAGTCGATCGAGGAAGAGACGGCCCACGTCGACCGCACGGCCAAGCTCAAGGGCCGCGCCGCCGAAGGCCGCCGCTTCGCCACCGAGCCCGCCGGTCCCATGATCCCCACCAAGGGAAGTGCCGACGGCACGCAGTTCAAAGTCGCCGGCTCCGAGGAAGCGGGTTATGCCCGCATCGACACCGAGACGAAGCGACTCGTCGAAGAGGTCGGCCCCGGCACCTTCGGAGAGAAGGCCTGGGAGGTGATGCAGACCTTCGAGTATCGGAAGGACTTCATCCAGTACCTCCGCTCGGGAGCCAAGGGCCAGCGTGTTATCGACCGCTGCGTCAAAACGCTCCAGGAAGGCCTCGACGACCAGGGCGGTGTCTTCGCCCCGGCCGACCTCATCATGCGCGTGGTGGGCCGTCTACCAGCTCCTACGAGCTTGCGTGGCCGGTGTCAGCAATTCACCACCGGCCGCGACATCATCAAGCTGCCCAAGAAGCAGTACAGCAGCGACGACAAGTACACGACGGCGTTCCGCGCCATCTCCACCGGCGAGATCCCGTCCAGCTCGACCGTGCACGCGGTCACCGACACCAACCTGCTCGGTGAGGTCGAAGTCCCCGTCCACACCTACATGCTGAGCGCCCCCGTGACGTTCAACATGCTGGAAGACTCGGCCTTCAACTTCCAGGCGTGGCTCGAAAGCGAGCTCAACCAGATCATCGACCTGCTCTACGAGGACCAGATTCTCAACGGCAACGGTGTGCGCAACCCGATCGGCATCACGAACAACCCCGGCGCGTCCGACCGCCCGGAAGTCGTGCTCTCCGGCTCGGCCGCCGCGATCGCGTTCGACGGCCTGGTCGACCTCTGGACGGCACTCGCGCCTCAATACGACCAGAACGGTATTTTCGTGATGAACAAGAAGAGCACCTACCGTGCTCTCTGCAAGATCAAGGACAGCCAGAACCGGCCGCTATTCGGTCCCGAGGTCCAGACCTCTCCGCTGCTCAACGATCGCGGCATGACCTTGCAGGGTTACCCGATCGTTTTCAGCCAGTTCAGCCAGGACATCGGCGCGTCGAACTACCCAATCGTGTTCGGCGACCTGCGAGGCTACTACCTGGTCAACCGTCTGGGCTTCTCGCTCCGCGTGCTCGACCAGGTCATCGCCGATCAGAACCAGGTGAAGCTCCTGGGTCGCCTCCGCTTCGGCGGCGCGCCCATCGAGCACTGGCGCATGAAACTCCAGAAGTCGAACAACAGCTAACACCCCCCGGAGGGACCGGCCGCGCTCTCGTGTCCACCGCGCGGCCGGTCCGAATCACCCCCCTCGGCACTCACCCCCTCGGCATTCACCCCTCGGGACAGAATCAATGGACCACAACCTCAGTAGACTCGTCGACATCCGCCGGGCCATCAACGCCGTGGCCGCGGGCACAAGCTCCCAGAACGGCAACACGATCGACACGCTCGGCTACGACTCCGTGTGTTTCATCGTCGCGTTCGGAGCTCTCACGGCAACGCAGGTCACCTCCATCAAGGTGCAGCAGGGCGACCAGTCCGACGCCTCGGACATGGCCGACATTTCTGGCGCGGCCACGGGCAACATGGCCGACGCCGACGGCAACAAGCTGCTCTGCGTCGAGGTGTACCGCCCGAGCAAGCGCTACGTCCGCGTGGTCGTGGTGCGCGGCACCGCGAACGCCGTCATCGACGGCGGCATCGCGCTGCTCTACCGCGCCGCTCAACTCCCGCCCGCGCTGCACTCGACGATGTCGCTCGCGCCCGTCATCAAGCAAGTCTGATCGACGCCGCGCTGTATCGCTTTGTGCATAATCCGCGCACCTTTTGACAGGTCGACGATGCTCCTCCCTCAGTTCAACAAGGCAGAGCACGCCTTCCCGATCCGCAACGTCACGTGCAAGCACTGCGGCGGGCGGTTCTCGAAGCGCGTGCCTCTGACCACCCAACCCAAGCCGGGCGCGGAGCTCACGGGCATCTGTGCCCGCTGCTCCGACCCGACGAAACCCCGTGTAGGTTCCAATGTCAAATCCCTGGCATGAGACCCTGGCCTCGGCGATCGCCGCCGGTACAGGCGAGGGCACGCCCATCGTCATCGAAGCGCCGATCATCCGCAGCACCGCGCTGGGCTTCGTCGGCAAGACGAACGACGCGGAGTTTTGCGGTGCGGCTGCCGGCGAGCTGCGTCTCCTCTCGACCTACGGTGAGGGGATAAGTGGCAAGCTCATCTTCTCGCACGTCGCCGGCGGACAGCCGAAGCCCGACGGCCTCGACGAGAATGCGTCACCCGAAGAAATCCTCCAGCACCTGGCCGACTTTAACGCCCTCTAATGACCGACCTCGTCACACAACAAGAAGTCACCGACGCCTGGGCCGCGTTCGCCTCGCTCCCCGCAGCGCGCAAGGCCCAGCTCATCACTGCCGCCAGCCGGGCCGTCGAGCGCTATTGCGATCGCACATTCGCCTCGGGCACGGTGACCGACACCATCGACGGCGACAACAGCCCGCGCGTGTTCCTCTCACGCCCGCCGATCACCTCCATCACCTCGGTCACCGTCAACGGCTCGGCGCTCGACAACACCTACGGCGATGCCTGGAGCTTCAACCCCGACACGGGCGAGCTGCTCCGCGGCGACGGCAAGGACGATCCGCGCTTCGCCACCTGGTTCCCCAGGGGCTTCCGCAACGTCGTCGTCGTTTTCGTGGGCGGCTACAGCTCCATCCCCGAGGACGTCAAAGAGGCGACGATCGAGACCGTCAAGCACATGCACGACCTGGCCAAGAAGACCGGCGTCTACCAGTCCGAAGCGATCGGCGACTACAGCTACACGCTCGCGGATCCCACGCGCCTCGCTCTGCCTCCTCTGGCCCAGATGCTGCTTTCCTCCTACCGGCTGCATTCGGTGATCTAGTGGCGCTCGAAGACTTCCTCGACTCCACCTGCGACATCCTGATTGAGCGCACCGGCGTGAAGGATTCGGTGGGCGGCACGACGCGCACGCCCTACCAGACGGTGCAGACGAATATCCCATGCCTCCTCCAGGAGACCGGCGGGGCCGGCGACGATCCCGACGAAGACCGCGAGGCCGAGGTCAACACGATCTTTGTGCACTTCAATGCCGACTACGGCCTGACTGCGTCCAACGTGTTGAAGGTCGGTAGCCGCTATCTCCACGTTCAAGGGACGCAGGATTACAACTCGCTCGGTGAGCATGTCGTCGCGACCTGCTTCGAGCTGATCGGGTAGCGACGTGCCCGACAACATGCAATGGTTCGGCGACGAGGCCGACAGGCACATCAACGAGAAGATCGTCCGCATCATCAAGGCCGCGTGCATCGTCGTCACTCGCCGCGCCAAGCAGCTTCTCTCGGTTCCGGGTACCGGCGTGCGCGTGAAGGCCGGGCTCACTAAGAAGGCCGCGCTGGCGAAGAAGGTGCGCGTCCGCCGCAAGGTGGCCCGCATGCTCAACCGCTCGCAGAAGTTCAAGCGAGCGGTCTTTAAGAAGCTCGGTAAGAAAGCCGCGAAGAGAACCTTCCGCGTCACCAACAGCGGCAAGATCACCTCGAAGAAGAAGCCCAAGCGGAAGAAATAAGCCCGTGGGCAAATACCGCACGAAGGTCGTTCGGGCCAAGAAAGGGCTCAAGGGCCGGCGCGTCTACGGATTCAACCGGTCGAAGCCCGGCGAGCCGCCGCGCAAGCAGACGGGACATCTGCGGCGTCTCGTCACCTACGAGGTCGTTGAGACCGAGCTCACCGGCCGCGTGGGGATTCCGAGCGACCCCGAGCACGGTAACTACGGCGTTGCCCTCGAGCTGGGAACATCGAACATGGCGCCCCGCCCCTGGCTCCGCCGCGCTCTGGCCGAATCGAAGGCCGAGATCGACTCGCTTCTCTCCCGGTTGAACGACTGATGCCCACCAAACCCAAGACGCGGAAGGTGCCCCAAATGACTGTGACGAATGTGCAAACGGACCAGGCCACCGGCAAGGTCTTCGTGACCTACAGCAACGGCCAACAGCGCGAGTTCAACAGCAAGGATGAGCTGAAGGCCCTCGGTCAAAACGAACAGGATCAGCCGCAATCGGCCGAGGACATCGGCCTGGGTTTGATCGTCGCCGACGCCCTCAAGGCCGACCCGAGCTTCGCGGACCCGACCGTGCTCAAGGGGGTTTCGGTGACGGGCCAATTCACAGTGTCGGAAACGACCAAGCTCCCCTGAGGTAGCCCGTGGCCGCTTGCCGTTTCGCGATCCCGCTCTCGCTCTTTCTGATGCGCGGCACCATCAGCATCAATAACCAGGTGCTGAGCAGCTCCTCGCACAAGATCGCCTACCCGTTCATCGCCGATGACGTGGACGGCACGATCAACGCGCTGGGCGTGCGCATGGGTGCGATCACCGGATCCTCGCCCACCTACCAGATCGAGCTGCAAGGGCTCGATAGCACGGGCCTCCCCGACGGCGTGGCGGTCACAAATTCGGGCGCGACCTTTAACCCGACCTCACTGTCCTACGGCGCGGGCTCATTCAATTGGGTCACGATCCCGGGCGCGACGCTCACGCGCGGCA